TCCATAACTTCTCTAGCTGTCATATTTCCAGTACCAAACGAAATATTATAGTCTGGCATATCTTCCCATTTTAGATGTGTTAGTGAATTTTTATCTTCATCAGACCCATAGCATTGACTATAGGATAATCCTAAGATATTAATACATATTTCTTTTTTAAGAGCATCAGCAAAACTATATACTCTAACAAAAGGATTTAACTGAGTAAAAACTTTCTCTAGATGATAATCATTTTGAATATTATCACTATTAGTTGGATCAAATTCTCCAGCATAATTTTCATCTCCTAGTAAATCAGAAACAATAATTTTACCTTCATCATTTAAATAGACCTTATTGGATAATCCTAATTGGGCCATATATAAAGAAACAATAAAATTGCTTGCTGTACTCTTACCAGACTGCTTTCTTCCAGATATTCCTATTATTGGCATAGTGTAAATTTCTCTACTAGGGGTTTAATTTCTTCAACAACTTGTTCTTTAGACATCTTAGCAATATCATTATATGATAATTCTATATTTTTGATATTATATGTTCTTTGACACTTCTCTTTAATTTGTACTGCTGCTGTTTTTCCAGCACTATCATTGTCCATAATGGTTATTATAGTCATGGCCCCAGAAATGTCTAAGGTCATTTTTTGCCTATCTCCTAATGAAGATCCAAATATTGCTACAGAATTATGGATACCGGACTCCTCTAACCTCCACACATTACCGGGACTTTCTACTAGAATAACAACGCCGGATTCTTTAATAACTTTTTTAGCAAACCAGAAGTTGTATAAGTACTCATTAGCTTTAAATCCTTTACTGTGTTTCCACTTTGAATATTTCCACAAATTATCCTTATCTGGACAATCAGAATTTGGATCATGATAGTGTCTGCACTTTATGCAAGATCTGGCATATAGACTTCTTCCGGAGCAGCCAACCATATATTCATAATCATTATCATAAATAGGAACAACGGCACGATTATACATCTCTTTACCACGAATCAAACATTCACCAACATCATATTTTGTTAGTATAGATTCGCTGAATTTATCTTCAGACTCATTTAAATAATAATTAGCTGGTATAGTTAGAGCTTTTTTAATTAATGTTCTGGATATTTTGGGAATATCTGGGGCGACTGATTCATTTATATACTTGACAGTATTAACAAATGAGCTTTTCTCTTTTTCTTTTTTAGATACTTTTAATTTTGATATATCTTGTTTAGTAAAACTAATAGCAAATGCTACAGCCTCATTAAATGAAACTAGTTTATCTCCAGATTTTTCCCAACCATGCTCGTTATGAGATAAACAACCTCTAATAAATCCAATAATAGAAGACATAAATACTTTTTCGCATTGATGAGTTCTACATTTCCAGTTCCCTCTATAAGATTCTCCTTGATGATATAGATTACACGCAGACTCATTATCTCCTCCATGAATTGGACAACTCATGGTTACCATCTTATCTAATATTTTATAGGAGATACCAAGAGTTTCTAGTAGATTCTCAATATCATCGCAAACTAAATCACATAAATTTTTAAGCTGGAACTGATCATACGAAGGGGATTTCTTCTTCATTATTTGCTGTGTCATTTACTATAAAACCATCTTTCTTAGACTTGACATTGTGCATAGACTCCAATTTTGTTTTGCCCTCAATTATTTTCGCACACCAACCCTTCATGTGGCAGTTGATATAGTCATTATCATCCAATCCCCCACCATGTCTACTAATTACTGGAATTAGCTTTCTATTACCAACATCGGGACCGTCTTCAGCGATTTCTTCATCAGATTTTCTTTTAAATATACTGAAGTTACTACATAGCCAAATGATTCTATCCGAACCACTAGCAGAATCGGTACTTTCTTTAGTAATCCCATCCCGATTTAACTGAATAAATGCAACTATAGGAACTTGATATTTTACAGCAAAATTGTGTAATGCTGTCATCATAAAACCTAGTAACTGATATTCCTTTAAATCTTTGTCCATCCCGGAAGTATCCATCAATTTCAAATAATCGTAAAAAATAACACAGTCTTTTGCTGTCCCATCATCTTTTAATCCTACGTCTTTAACAATCCACCTTCTCATAATCGCTAGTTGTTCCTCGAAAGGTTTTCCAGCAATTACTTTGTGTTTAAGAGGAAGCCCTTTTAGTTCTTTTCCTGCCTCTATAATTTTCATTGTATTTACCGGAGAATCAGAAAATCTGCCGGTTTCAATCTTATTAATTTCTATCTCTGTTGCCATAGCCAATAATCTATGAATATGATCTTTCTTACTCATTTCAGTATCCATATTTAATACTGGAATACCTAACTTAGCAACATTTCTACCCATATTATCAGACAATAAAGTTTTTCCAGTTTTTGGTCTGGCCCCAATAACATTTACTGTTCCTCTTCTTAATCCACCACCAATAGCCTGATCATATACTGGAAATCCAGTAGATATACCAACCTGATCAACAATATTAGTCTGTAGATATTCGATATATTCCTCAATACCTTCGCCCATTAATTCTGGAGATCCATCTCCATCGTTATTCATAGAGGACGAAAAATTAAAAATGGAATCTTCTGCTATTCCTAATATTGACGAAATAGTTTCAGAACCAGTAACATCTAATAGTTTTTCTTGAGTGACTTCTAGAGCTTTATGTAATGACCGGGCTATTTCTAGTTTTCTAATCTTAGCTGCAAATTTTCTAATATTATCTATATTTACTGGAAAGTCTTTAATAGCCTTTAAGTGTTGAGCTTCTTCTTTTTTGGCAAGAATGTGTGATAGTCCTAACTCTTGAGCGACAGAATATATAGAGGCCATATCGATATTAGGCTTACTATTCTTTTCACATATTTCTTTTAAGCATTTATAGATAATTTGATTACTATCTATAGTAAAAGAAGATTCTTGAATAATATCTGAAATATCTAAGAATGCAGTTTCACCATATTGTAGAATACCACTTAATACTGCTCTTTCCGCTGATGGATCACATAAAATCATTATCTTACCTTTGTTTAATTAGCCCGCAGAGGCTGAACAAGTATTGCATTTATATCGACTGGGACTATCAGAAATTAATAATGCCGGACTTATGGTTTCTTTTTTGCCGCAAACTCTACAAGTAACATCGATCATCTCGAACTCTCTCATTCTAGCCACAGGAGCGGCAACTGACAACAGCTTATCAATCTTACTATCGTCCTTATGAAGATTTTTTTCTTGCATCTGCAAAAATTTATTGTTATCAGCAGTTCCACGTTTTCTTTTTGTGGTTTTAGTCTTAATCATCTTATTATTAAATTCTTGAGGCTCATCTTCAGCTTCTTCTGAAACAGAGTCTTTAGTATCTTGAGGAACTAAAGCCTGAAGAGTTTTAATTAGTTGCTGAATTTGTTTGGGGTCTTTTAAAATATCGTTAAGATCCATTTTTCACCTTATTTATTTGAACAGATTGAACATTTTCCGAAAGATTTTTAATACAGTTTGCTAAGTATGATAATCTATCCATACGTTGTTTAGCGTATCTACGGATATTATTTAGAGATGAAGCTTTATCATTATGCTTTATAGCTTGTCCAGCCTTTTCTATATATCCGTAACCCTTATAGTTATTTAATTCATCCGCTATAACATCTTTAATTAAATCATCTGCCCAATTATATCGGGCTATTTCTCTATTAATGGTTCTTTGAACATGAAAAGCAAATTGGGTTAGCCTTAAAGACATTTCCGAGCAATCAATACTTGTTAACTTTTCTATAGATGCTCTATCCATACTCAAATATGACTGTAGTTCGCCTTCTGGTAAACCATCTGCTTTATATTTAGGAAATCCAATACTAGTTTCATACTCATCTAGAATTGTATCCCACTTTTCCATTTCTTCTTTAGCTGATTTCATCAATTAGGTCTTTCCAGTTATCTTGGGAGTTATAAGGTAATTCTATAAACGAAAAACTATTTATTTCACACCATTGTTTTTTTTCTAAATCTCTCTTTTTTGCTTTTGCAAAATCCATTAAACTACCATGAAAATGAGGAACAAACTTATAGTGTTGTTCTCCGTGAACTTCTATACATTTTTTAATTAGTGGTATATAAAAATCTAAATAAACAATTTCATTCTTTCTAATATATACAGGTACTTCTTCTAGTACATGCATAGTTGGATAGATTTCTTTTATTAATTTTCTAGCAGCAAGATGGTATGATGATTTTGCTGAAGCATTTTGAAAACACCCATTGATATTCCAATTAATTGAGTTCCCATCTAAATCTCTAACTTTAATCATATTATTCCTTTACAAAGCCAAGCATCTTTTTGATATCTAGATATAGATTATTGTAGATTTCTTTATTCTCTATTAAGTAGTTTCTAATCTTTTCTGTTCCTTGAAATTTTGGCTTGTCTTCTAAAAAGGATAGAGTATACCAAGAAGCGGATTTTTCTATTAATCCAAAACTGATAGCTAATTCTATAACTTCCTTATATTCATCTATACCTTCTCCATAACGAATATAGCTAACAGTTTCTCCTCCGGGAGCCCCTAATGCACTCCATTGTACAGTCCAATGAACTTCTTGACCGATTGGATTACCTTCTTGGGTTAAAGACCATAAAGTATGATATTTTGCTCTTAATTTAACATCACCCTGATAACCAATACCTTGGCCGCTTTTTTCTTTCCACTCAGCATGTCCATTACCGGGATTTCCCATTAAATGAGTAATACCAATAACGATATTTTTATTAACAGCAATAACATTCGCTACTTTTCTACAAAATTTAGATAATAGTTTTGGACCATCTGCTCTTTGCATCTTATCCATATCGCTCGTTAATTCTGTTTCTGTACATAGTGCAGAATATGAGTCTATGATTACTACGCAACCGGGTTCTTCATTAATTACTCTATCCGCAATTTGCAGAAACTTTTCAGCAGTAAGAATGTTCCCTTGTTCTGAACCAATGATGTGAAACTTTTCTTTATTGATTCCGGGAATACCAGCTAAATCTCGTGGCTTTATTCTTCCTTCCACATTAAAATAATAAACATTTCTATTACCATATTCTGGTTTTTGTGCGTTTGCTGCAAAAGATAAACTGGTGAGGGTATTATGGGTTATAATAAATTCATTAGTTAAAAAAAGACCGTCTTGGGTATTGATTTTAATACATGTTGCCTTTTCCCGACATATATGTGAAACATTAGTTATTGTTCTGAATAAAGGAGGTTTTTTTCTTGGGTTATTGAATTTTTTTCTCTTTAACTGGAATAGAGAATCTATATTATTTCCATGAATATATAAGCGATAAGATAGAAATTTTTTGTTTGATCCAGTATAGCTTGTGTATCTGGAGACTATTTTAGCTGTATATCCTAGAGATTGCAAAATTTCTTGAACATCTTTAGCTAGAGTTTCTGATGCGCTAGTATATTCGGCTCTAAAACCGTCACTACTACCATCAGTATCCATCAAACCCCTAATTAATTTAAGTCTATTCTTTATACTGCTATATTTATAGCTTTCTGGAATAAATTTAGTATGAGAATTAGTTCCCATTATATTAATTCTTTTAAGTTTTTTGGTTAAAGTATTTCCAGAATTTTTATTTTGTTCAACAATATGAAAATCGATATTATTTTTTATAGTAATTTTTAATTTATTATTCTTGGCATACGTTGTAAATTTTTTTCTAATAGACTTATCACAAGTAGACATTCCAGGAGTTTTGGTAGATAGACTTCCGTCACCGATCAGGCATCCGAAAATATATGGGTCAATTTCTAGCTTGTCGTTTCTATTAAATTGTACTGGTTGAGTTAAAGATATTTTCCACTTATATCTATCATTATATCTGAGTCCAGATTTTAGTATTTCTTCTAATGACATTGTTATAAATTTATTAGATCTATTATTTTTTGCTACAGTCCAATTGTGGTCTAGTGTGCATTTTGCTTTTGATCCGTCATTAAAGGTAACTTCATAAATATCCATTTCTCCTTGAGGATATACTCCGATTACTTCGGCTGTATCTCCAGCTGGAGTATTTACAATATCTCCTAGTGAAATTTCTCCCATTTTTTTAGGGCCTTTAGGAGTATAAACTATAGAAGAATTAGCTAAACTTTTCCCGCATTTTGGCTGACCTGTAAATACCACAAAGCTACCTTCTGGTATACCACCTCCTAAAATTAAATCAAGAGCTGGGCTAACAGGAATGACTATGGCTTTCTTATCCATCACATAATTTGCATCAACTACTATACCAGCCCCGAAATCTTTTTTAATGCTACTTAGCATTTTATCCGAAGCATTTATAGATTTTTCAGAATCAACTTCCTTTTCCTTCGTTTTAGCCATTATCTAATTCCTTAAGCTTTGATAAGATATTTTTAGTAGATTTTTCTTGTCTATGGGTTTTTTCTTCAGACCGATTTATTTCCAATTTAAAATCTGTATTTTCAGATTCCACAAGCTTCTCGTAGTGATCTATTATAGCTATAAGGTGAGGCGCCCGCAAAGAGTAAATTTTTGAAGCTTTACTATCTGACAAAGCTTTGATTATAGCTTTTGCTGAATATTTTTCTAATAATTTATTAGCAGAAGCTATCTGGTTTCTATAATAACTAGACCACTTAGGAGTTACCCAGAATCTATAATGTAGATCTATTTTATCTAACTTAGCTTTATTTTCACAAATAATTTCAGTAATATACTGAGCCGGAGAAACTAATTTCCCGTTAGAATAACGAGAAGGGTATATATTTTTTGACATTATTTTTTTGGTCTGAAAATTCCTTTTTCTGATTTGGAAACAGTATGCTTTTTTCTCATTTCATCAGCTAATTCGCTGGCAGCCTGAGTCATAATAGCTACAGACTTGCTTTTCTTGCTGCCCGTTTCTGTAATCATAAGATTTTTAGGGCTTATTGCCGGGGCTGTAGATGTTTTAATAATGTCATTTGGAGACTTTGTAGCTTTGGTAAACTTCTCAACTACAGGAGATACTTGATCTTCTTTAAGAGCTAGTTCTTTTGCTATTTTGGCACTGTCAAGACCTTGAGAATCTAACCAACGAATAGCATAGGTTTGAGTTTTATTTAATTTAGACATTATGATCGCTCTCTTTCTGCATTATTTAAGTAGGAAATATTTCTAGTTTTTAGAAAAGATAAATATAATTCAAAAGTTTTAAGGTTAACCTCTTTAAACCTATCCGAACTTCTACAAATTTTATCTAGAAAATTTTGTTGTTTTTCTTGACCATAAATAGAAATAGGATTATACAGTTTACTATTATTTGATAACTTTATAGTATATCTAATAGTACCATCATCTCTCGTAATTTTTTTAGCTAGAGTTTTATTATTTAATGTTTTAGTTCTAGGATTATCTTGATCGTCTATGTAGTCATGATTATTTATGATAGTATAAAACTCTTCAGTGCTACCTGTTGAAGCTACAGATTCTGGTTGTTGGAACATAAATGGTTCAATCATTTGTTTTTGTCTCCTCGTTTGATTTTATTGCTGCCTGTGAGATACAATTTTCTAAGAAAGAGAAAAAACTATCCATGTACTCATTATAGTCCTTGTCCGAAGGAACAGGAATATGATAATTTTTTGTACAAATAGCTTTAGATCCTACTGTTTCTCCTAATTCATTTTCTTCTAAAACATTCGCATTAATATTAAAAATAATTTCATGTCTACAAGAAATTAATTTAGTATTATCTTCAAATAAATGACCAGATAAACTATCCCCATTTAACTGATGAAAAATACTATTAACTTTTTCTAAAATATCTTCTTTATTAAGATCGTTGTTTTCTGTCATTATGTTCTTTCAAATATTGATGAATTTTATCTGCTGTCCAATTTCTGGGTTTAGTACCAGGATATGGAGGTATTCTTTTTAATCTATATTCATTATGCTCTTTATATAAGCAAGATTTATGGTGCTCACTCATTTCTTTAGAGTTTAGATTGGCTAATTCTCCTAATTTTGTTATTTTTTTAGGAACACTTACAAATATTGATTTTATTTGTTCTGGAATAAACAATGTTGGCAAAAAAGGTAGACTCCAAAAACCTTTTAATAAATCTCTTCTATTCATATTAACTCCATTTAGTTTTAGATTGTTTCTTAATTCTTGTCATACCAGATGGTAATTCTTTTTTGGATTCTTCCATTTTATATTTATTATGTTTAATAGATAATGCTTCTTTATGATCTTCACTTAGTTTATCTCTATTCCTATTTGCTATATCTCCAATAGTTTTTAATTCATTGTCAGACTTCTTAATAGAAGAATATAATCCAGATAAATCATCAGAATAAAATCTATGTACATCTTTTTTACTTTTACAAGATGAGCACTTTATTTGTTCAGAATATTCATGAATAGAACAAGATAAAGAAAATTTCTTTTTGCACTTATCGCAAAAGTATGTATATTCAGGCATTAGTATAAGATTCCGGTATATAAATTGTCCACTCTTTGGGTATACTCATACCTATTTTAAACAACATGTGGGTTAGTGGCAAGTATTTAGAACTCTTAAATGGCACTATTGGAAGATTTTTTAAAACCATATGAGCTTGTGACGGAGTCTTATTCCCTTTTTTATTATTACATGAAGAGCAACAGGTAACTATATTTGTCCAATTTGTAGGAGATCCCTGATGATTATTTTTCCAATAAGATTTAGGAATAATATGATCATACGTTAAATCTCTAAAGTCGGGTTTTTTACCGCAGTATTGACAAGTATAATTATCTCTAATAAAAATATTTTTTCTTGAAAAATTAACTGGATAATTATGCATCTTAAAGAACTTGGTGGTTCTAGCTACTGCTGGTATGGGGAATTTTTTATTATTCACCCCACAAATATAATCGTCTTTATAGAAGTCTATAATTTCAACAGATATATTATCAGACTTATCATTAAAAGACCATATTAGTGCTCTTTTCCAATTAACAACGCTAATTGGAGAATAGTCCGCATTAAGAATTAAACATCTACTATTTTTAGCTTTCATCTCTCAACTCAAAATTATCTTTTTTCCTCGTAGCTATCTAATTGAGCTAGAATTTTTCCTATTATTGGATTTCTCACAATATCAGTAAACTCTAGTTTAGAGAATCCTATACCCTCAATACCCTCTAATCTTTTAATCATATTATAAAAACCACCCTGCATATCTCTATAAAGATCAGACTGACTATTATCTCCAGTTAAAACCATTTTACTATTAGTGCCAATTCTAGTAATTAACATTTTAATCTGCTCATAAGAAGCATTCTGACACTCGTCTGCAACAATAAAACAGTTATGAAAATTTCTACCTCTCATATGACCGAGTGGTACTATTTCAATTTTATTTTCTGTTTTTAAAGCAGCATAATGGGCGGCTGGAATAAAATGATTAACTTCGTCTAGTAAGGGTAATAAATAGGGGTGTAGTTTTTCTTCGGCAGTTCCTGGCAAATAGCCTATTTTCTCGCCAGACTCTACTACTGGTCTAGTAATAATAAGTTTTTTAATCTTATCGTCAAGGAGATATTCTAAAGCCATACCAACAGCAATGTGTGTTTTGCCACTACCGGCTACACCTTGACAAAAAGTAATAGTACTTTCAGCAACAGTTCTGATGTACTCTTTTTGATTTTCGCTTCTGGGCTTTAATCTATTTCTATACTTTGAAGTGGTTGAGCGGATTTCATTAGTAGCATCGACTGGTTTTGATCTTCTCGTTCTTTTGTTATTATTTTTCAAGAGTGAGCCCTTTTTAATAAGTAATATATAACTCTTGTACTACTATTATACACCGACACTCCGTATTTGTGTTTATTAATTTTATTTTATTTGAACAGCAAATACTGCTCAAGTTCCGGGGATTTCCACCCTTCTGGTTTTAGAACTTTGCCATCTTCTCTCTTTCTGACCTTACCAGTTTCGCTATCTATTTTTGCAAAATTAGTTCTCATAACTTCGTCCCAAGCACCTTCTCCTCTTGCTCCTAGAGAATGAATAGCTCCAATAGTTACAACAAGAATATCTATTAGAGCATCTAATTGTTCAACCCTATCATTATTGCTTATAGCATCTTGAAGTTCTGTTGTTTCTTCTTTAATCAAAGAACAATACATATTATACTGATTTTCATTATAATAATCTACTGTCTGATCACAGGCATCCATAAACTTTTGTTGGTCTTTAAATAAACTCATTATGACTCACATGAAGCACAGGTTAAAATACTCCTAGCTAACTCTTGTGCTGGGTTAGCAGAGCGTTGATAATAAAATGTTTTGATTCCCATTTCCCAACCTTCTATTAGTAGAGTACTAACTTCTTTGGGAGGACAAGATGGACTAATCATTATATTTAGAGATTGACTTTGGTCAATGTATTTTTGTCGTTGGGCCGCTTGTATTACAATTTCTTTTTGACTAATCTCGCCAAAAGTTTTAAATACACTCTTTTCTTCTTCTGTTAAAAACTCTAAGTGTTGTACTGAGCCACCTCTAATAAGTATAGTTTTCCATATATCATCATTATTTTTATCGTATTTTTTTAGCAGATCTTTTAGGTATGGATTCTTGTAAGTAAACTTACCTTTTGCTAAATTCTGAACAAAATAATTAGAGTTTAGTGGTTCTATTGATGGACTTACTTGTCCAAGAATAAAAGAACTAGAGGTTGTTGGGGCAACTGCTAGTGTTGTAACATTTCTACGTCCATAATCTTTTAGTAGTTCTGGCTC